CTCAACCGCTTGCTCCATAATATTAGTAATCTTTTCTGACTCCTGTACGCTTGCCACTGAGATATCAAGTTCATCATGAATTTGTATATGGGGAATCACCCCCTCTCTGTACAAGGCCAACATTGACATTTTTGTCATGTCCGCAGCTGATCCTTGGATCAACTTGTTCAAAGCTTTGTACGTGAACGCGCGTTTAATCCCCGGTCCGTGCTCCCTTAAAGCATCGGCGTGGTTCAATGGTTTCTTAATACCGAAACCATGGGGCTCCCACATGTCGAAGTGGCATAACCTGCCACCAATAGTTCTTATCTTACCGCTGTCGTCTGCTCTTCTACTTACAGCTTCTGACAACATCTTAACAAACGGTGCCTTTTGATGATACGTTTTTAATAGTTTCTCAGCTGCATCTTTCATCAGCCCTAATTCTGCCATAAGTTTATTCTTACCCATGCCATACATAATACCTAAATTAATCGTCTTTGCTTGTTTACGTTCGATGCCGGCCATGTCTGCAATCATCTGGTGAAAGTCTGCACTGCCGTCGTTGTATGCATCAACAATTGAATCAGTTCCTTCTAGTCTCATTAATGATGCAAAGTGTACTAGAATTCTTGGTTCCTGTTGACTGTAGTCAAAGCAACCCCACTTACATCCCTTCTCCGGTACAAATATAGATCTAATCATCGGTCCCAGCTCCTTGTGTCGTGCTGGTATCTGCTGGAGGTTTGGATTAGCATAACTAAATCTGCCTGTAACAGTACCACCTTGGTCAGATCTAATCTGATTTATATCAGCATGAATACGTCCATTGTGTTCGTGTTTTAATATTGTATCAATAAATGTTGTGTTGGCTTTATTGATCTCTCTTGCGCTATTAATTAACTTAGGTAGTTCTGCTGGATGTGTGGCTAAGAAATTTTTTGTAAATGATGGTGCACCCTTATCTGTTCTATCATAAGGTAGTTTCATTTTATCAAATGCTTTTGCAATTGATGCAGCAGCCCATAGTTCTACGTCAAAACCAACCATCTTCGCAATGTCAGCATGTAATCTCTTTTCTTCTTGAGATAAATTATCTTTAATTGAATGAGCTACCTCTAGGTCAACTCTTACACCTTTAAATTTCATATCAACCAGACATGGAAACAAATTAGTTTCTAAATTAAATACATCCCACAGATCTTGTTTTGAAATTTCATGTCGTAAAGCACCCCATAGTTTTAATGTGATTTCTGCATCTTTCTCTGCATACTCACCAACAAATGGTGCAGGTAGTCTCCACATCTCTGCTTTAGGATTGACACCCCAATCTTTTGCGGCCTCTTGTAATAACTTCTCACTCTTTCCTACTTGTATGTACTGCTTTGCAACAGAGTCTAGTGTGTAACTGTATCTGTTCTCATCAATCAAACTTGCAGCAATCATTGTATCAATAATCCCACCATTAATATAAAAACCAAGTGAACGTATCCAGGATACATCATACATCGCATTATGAAATATCTTAGTAGCTTCAGTATGTAGTACTTCTTCAAACCAATCTAAAACAATTGCGCGATCCATGTTCCCACCACCTTCATGCGCGATAGGAAAATAGCCGGACCAGCCTTCGACCGCGACTGCTATGCCGACTATCTCCCCGTCTCTTCTTACCGAACCTGATCCCATCGTTATCAGGTTTGGATCTCGTGTCTCTAAGTCTATTGCTATTTCTTTATGCTGACTTAGGTCTGGTAGGTTCGTAGGAGGAACCCACTCAGTTTCTGGAGTAAACATAGGGGCTTGTAATGGCCTCATTTATACTCCTCTTTTAACTTGTTTAAAAACCAAATGGCTTTGTCTAAATCTTCTATAGGCTTGCCCTTATGTTCATGGCGCCAGATATATTTTATAGCTGACCCTTGTAGATAATATTTAAACCCATCACCTTGACATGACTTGATTGCATCTATGCAACCAATATCGCCTTTGTTGTAGTGTGATGGAAAATTAACTGGATCGTGTTTTTTCATAGCACGTATGCCCTTTCATAATTTTTTGGTTCTAAAATATGTAATGAGTTTTTTGCTCTTGTTACAGCCACATAAAATAACCTGTGTAATTCATCTGGGTCCATATCATTGTGGTCCAAAGCAGACTTAGTAATATCAGGAAGAACGAGTACATTATCAGCTTCACCTCCTTTAGCTCCATGTATTGTTGATAGTGTTATTCTTGGTTGTTGTGTAATCTTTTCGCTATTAGCTAACATATTTCTAATATAGTTTTCTGTGTCTGTATCCAATCCATCAAACGCTTTATACCAAACGGCTTCCGTTAACAATCCATGGTCCGCGCTGCATTCTTCAATACTATATCCACCCTCTTCATTCTCATCCATTGTCTTACCTGTACGATACCCTTTTGTTACATTTTCGCCAAGATAAGAATATATATTTTTTATAGATGCGACCGGCAAATATTGCTCACCATGTCTCCATTTCTCCCAAGTTTGTATAGCTAGTAATAAATCTAATTTGATAGAGTTTCTATGTTTATGAGAATAGTACCAACCTTGTAACTCACACAATTCTTTTATGTCATCAAGAAAATGGTTGGCGGAGGAAAGCACCAACCACTCTCCATGCGACATGTCAACTTGTGTAACATCTGAATACCTAGTAAGATCACCTTGCTCCTGTCGAGGAACATAATCTTTGTCGTATCTATTTGATACATGTCTAATTATTTGTTGTGATAATTCGTGTATGGGACCACCAGGAATACGATACGATTGATTCAATGTATCTATGTGATCTACTTCGTCCTTAAGAGCGATAAAAGTATCAACATCAGCACCAGCCCATCTAAATATAGCCTGATCATCGTCCCCTGCAATGTAGGTCTTGTCTGCTTTCTTCCAAAGAGCCCTGACCATTCGCCACTGCAAAGGTGAGAGGTCCTGTGCTTCGTCAATAAATAATACGTCAAAAGATGGCGAAACATCTTGTTTAATAAATCGTTCCAGCATGTCATCATAGTCTACTAAACCCTTCTCTTGCTTATATTTTTTAAGTTCTCTATCTAAAAGATATAATAAATCTCTTTCTATGTCTAAGCTATGTCTACAATTATCGTACTCTTTTAAAACGTCAATCTCTTTAACTCTAGCTCTATTTATAATGCGTAAATACTCGTTGTCTGAATTAAAAACCCCGTCTGTATCATTGTGCCATGCAGTTTTAATGGGTATGCCACATTTCAAACCAAACTCTCTGTAGTCTGCTGTCTTCATTACTTGTTCTTTTTTAATACCTAATGTTCTAAAGGCCAGTGAATGCAATGTCCTGAAAAAAGGAATGTCGTCTTTATCTATCAGAAATTTTTCTTCTGCTCTGCTCTGTGCTTCGTAAGCAGCTTTACGTGTAAAAGAAAAGTAACCTATCTTTTTTATATCTGTACCCGCACGTAGAAACTGTTCTACTAAATTCAATAGCGTAGTAGTCTTACCTGTGCCTGGTGGTCCTAGTATTATAGTCTTCATTTTGTATTATTTGTTAACCAATCAATTAAACCTTGCTCTAAAAAATAAGGTGTATTGCCTATACGAATATATGGGACTACAAATGTGCCACGCCTAATTTTTCTTCGCAAAGTATCTTGTTCAAACCCTCTTGAAATACCTCTATCCTCCATCCAATCTCTTACCTTAGCTATGTGAACGTAATTCATTTATTTTCCTGCCACAATCTAGAATTTAAATAAGAAAAAAATTTATCTTCTTCCTCTAGATCCTCTATCTCGTATGCTACCGCATGTGTATAATCATCTTTCATAGCTTCGTATCTATGGTTGCCATCAATTAATTTACGAACATAAGTTTTATCTTCCTTAGTAACAACTAGTGGACATAACAAACCATGCTTTTTTATATCTTCTTTTAGTTCACCTATAAAAAATTTGTTTGTGTATGGCTGTGGTCTTTTTAACAACAACAAATCAACCGTAACAATTCTTTTAGGAAATAAAATTAATTTAGGTATTGCTATCTTCACCCTACAAAACCTCCACCACTAAACATTCTATTCATACTTAATTGATCTGGTTCTTTTTTCTTCTTTTGTTTTAATAAACTGTTTTCTTTCTTGGTTATCCACCAAAGATTATCAACAGACCAGTCATCTATGATGTTATTTTTATGATGAACTATTGTTCTAATTTTTGGATCAGGGTTTATTATAAAAGCTTCGCCCACTAGTCTATGCATCTGTATTATTTTTGTCGTGCCACCAACATTTATATTAATTACAGGATAACCTATGCCTACTTGAGTTGGTTTTATTATATTTCCTGTATGTTTATTTTGTAGGTAAGGAAAAGTTTGTCCTTTATCCTGATGCCATCTATTTATGCCACCTGTTTTGTATAAAAAATACTTTCCTTCTACAACCTCACTGTATAACCAATCTCTAACTATTTGTTTTCCTTTAGCAAGTGTAGGGTCAAACTCTATAGTGGATATATCTATAGCGTCTGACTCTAGCACTTTTATTTCTTCTGGAAAAAAATCCAACTGCATTAAAACGGAGTCTCCTGATATTTAACTTCACTTAAGGTAGGCTTGTTTTTCTTCATAGCTTTTATCTTAATGACTCTAGGTGTTTGATTCTTTAAAGGCATTCTTGTTTCTTCTACAAAGATATCTACTAATTGTTTTAATAAGTTTCCTGTTTTAGTTTTATCTAACTCCCAGTTATTTCTTTTACAAAAAGCAAAGAAGTCATCCATTCTAAAATATGTATAACCTTCTTCTGTGTATGACATCTTATTTAGTATGTCGTCCTTTGTTCTTGCTTGTGCTCTATTGACTGTAAAATCATATAAAAGATTTATGATTTGATTTAATGGATTTAAAGATTCTAAAGGTTCTACTTCTTGAACGTTTGTCATCAAAGCTTTAAGATAGTTTTCTCTCCACTCTTTACCTTTTAGTATAGGTGTAACTAAGTTAGCTTGATCTAAACATGCAATAGCAAATAAATTAGGATTATGTAATTGCTCTGTCTTTAATTCTATTCTCTTTTCTCCAACAGTTAAAAACCATTGAGGTGGATTAGATGTGTACTTTTGTAAAGCATTAAGTTCTGGCATTTGCTCTTCTTCAAAACCAACACCAAACTTTTTTGTTCTACATTTAGATGCATTACACACACCACAGATAGGTTGATCTTTACATCTGTACTTATCGTACCCTCTTTTACCAATAGACTTAATTAAGTTTTGTACCTCTGAAAAAGATAGAGGTGGGTCCATATACTCTTGATTGTCAGACATAATTTTATCTTGCCAATCATCTGGGTCTGCTTGTTTTCTATAGATAGCAATATTAAATAAAGCATTGTTCCTAGAACCCTCACCAAAACCTTCTTTAGCTAGTTTGTTTAAACAAGGTGGTCCCTGTTCAAAAGCATCCTTTTGACTTTCGTCTTTTTTAATAACTATAGATTCTATTTGTTCTCTAGTTTGAGCCCACTCCTCATAGATAGTGTAGAATGATTCTAAACTAGCGGCCTCACCACCAGCCTTAAAAGTATAACGCAACCCTCTAGTGCCACCATGATACGGTAAATTTAAAAAGTTACCTACATCACCTCTCTCTGCAATAATCTCTGTCTGTTTAGGAAATATCTCACTACCTCCATAACCCAAAGCTTCTGCCATTGCTTTAAGTTTTGACTGCATCAATGATGCAGGAATAAACTCTTTAGCAAATAAGAATAAATGCGCACCACCAGACTTAGATCTAAATGTAACTAAAGGAAAACCTTGTCCCTTTATATCACGCATGATGTTTAAGTGATCTAGATTATATACATCAACATCTATACAACCCCATCTACACTCATTGTTTTCGTTAATAGGTATGACTCCAAGAGCTGGCTCTTTACCCTCTAAATGATCCTGCCATAAACTATCTACAACAGGTTCTCTTTTTATAAGCGCTTTTGATACCGCCTTACCCTTCTCGTTTGTATCACCGGTAAGACGCATTATTCCATAGGCGCTATTATTTCCTTCAAAAATTTCTTTAAACTTCATTTTTTACTCTTAGGCCTCCCTCTTGGTTTTCCGTAGTTAGGCTTAAAAGTTGGTTTACAGACTTCGCTACAATATTGCTTAGTGGTTTGCCACTTAGTTATTTCAAATTCTGTTCCACATTTTATACATGTTTTTTGCATTTATCTTTCCTCTCTTTAGTTTGTCGTTGTGACTCCTTTAAACTTATCTCCCACAACTCATTTTCCCTTTGCCAGTAGTCAGCAAAGTCTTTATACTCCAAGGGCCCGATAGAAGGGGGAGTTTTCTTCGGGCCCCCAGCCATGATTAAAATGGAACGTCGTCCTTAGACTTCGTCTCACCTTCACCATGTTTCGCTTCTACTGCTCCCGTAGATACACTAGAAGCAAACTGTTTAGCAGCCTCATACAAGTTCTTATCTTGTACAGGACCAACCAAAGACACATTCCAACCAAACCAAGTTCCCTTGTCATTTGATTGTTGTACTGTCTTTAAGTTATACACGTGACTGTAAGCAGCCGGTGTGAATAGACCATTCTTACCTTTAAGTTTGATACTATTCATCATTGAGTTCCACGAACGACTTACCTTTAGTTGTGTAGACTTCATAGAGATCAATGCTGTTTGCATATCCTCTGTCAACACAAAATAAGACGCTGTGTTCTCTAGATAGTTACCGTTTGGCAATCTATCTTTCCAGTCAGCACCTCTTGTAGCTTCTTTTATGATGCCACTGCTAACTGAATGGATAGCAACAGGAGCACTTGTGCCCTCGCCTCTATCACTCCACTCAACATACTCTCGCTTATAACCGCAAGGAATTATATTGAGTCCCTTCTCTCCATCATATGTCTGCTTAGTCACGGTATTGAATATCATACCTGGTTCAGCACCTTCTACATATTTGGCGTCCCGTTTATTTGTCTCGGGTGACAGCTGTCCTAGCACACGTAAGAAAGGCATAGCAAAATCATCGCTACCCATTCCCTGCATACCACCAGCTTGGTCTTCCTCAAACATGCTCGTTAAAGCTACGCTTGAATTTTCTTTTTTAGTTACTTGGTTCATGTTTCATTTCTCCTTGTTTCATGATTCATTTTTTCCGGCTTATTTTAGTTTTATCCTTTACAAATAAGTTAAAGGATTCTGAGGGCATATCGAGGCCGGCCTCGATACGCTCTCTATAGAGTGCCTTCAAAGTCATTGGCTCAACTTTTGAATGTTGTTGAGGTTCGTACCCATTAGACACTGCAAGGTCGAGCAATTGCTCTGCCTTGGTATCTTCACCTGTTCCGAATTGTACAGAGACAGTATTTTTAATAAGGTCTCCCAATTCATTTGCGCGAAGCCATCTGTAAGCTGAGTCCATCATGTCTTTTCTAATGGTGCAGTTGTAGGATTTCATTACCTCTACAGCACTGCCGTCAGCTAATTTCAGAGAAGATAATCCCTGCTCCGCGAGCATATTGGGTATGATCTCTGATGCAATCTTATCTGCTTTTTCTTTTAGTTTTTTGAGCTCCTCTTCTTTAGTAGAAATTTCATCTTCTAAAGCTTGGAGTTCTAAACAGTAGCCAGATAATTGCTGAATATCTGTTTTCTCTATTACTTCTTGTTGATCTTGTTCTAGATCATCTAGTGTTAATGTTGGCATTATAACTCTCCTTTATCATATAAATCGAATGGTACAGGATAGTATCTATACTCTTGTCTATCCCATTTTAATAAATTAAATTTACCCTGTGTAATATCACTTACAATAGCTGTAGATAATCCTATGATAGCAGGATCACCTGTACATAAAATGTAATCGCTTGGTCTAAAGTCTCTTAAATTTTTTCTCATTTTATGAATAAAAGGTTGTGGACTAAACATAAGATTAGAATTTTCTGGCAAACAAATAACCAGGTATCCAAAGTCTGATGCTGTCAATATGTTTATGTTTTGTGGCGGATGTTGTAGTACGTATACAAAATTTTCTTTAGGGTTTTCCTTATGGAATGTTAAAAATTCCTTTAAAGATTGTGATCTGTATAGCTCAAATATTCTATGCTTCATTTTTTACTCTCTTATATATTGACAAATATTTAATCATTATTATATTTAAGTCAAGAAAGAAAATTATATTATATTATGATAGATCATTATAGGTTTAAAACTAAACCATACGAGCATCAAAAAGATGCATTAAAAAAGTCCTGGGCCCAAGAAACCTACGCTTTATTTATGGAAATGGGCACTGGAAAATCTAAAGTTTTAGTTGACAATATAGCTATGCTATATGACAGAGGCGCGATCCGCGGTGCATTAATTATTGCACCAAAGGGTGTATATAAAAACTGGGATCAAATAGAGTTCCCGGTTCACATGCCAGAACACATTGAATTCACTAAAGTTTTATGGGAACCACACATTACAAAGAAAAAACAGTACGAGCTTGATACATTATTTGATGATAAAGGTGATCTTAAGATATTGATAATGAACGTAGAAGCATTTTCTACGTCAAAAGGACTGGACTTTGCACATTCTTTCCTTAACATATTTAACGGAAGAGCTTTGATAGGGGTTGATGAATCTACGACGATCAAGAGTCCGACAGCAAAGCGAACAAAAAATATATTAAAAATAGCGGATCTAGCGAAATACCGTAGAATTTTAACTGGCTCTCCCGTAACGAAATCACCTCTTGATTTATACAGTCAATGTGAGTTCTTAGACCCATACCATCTTGGCCATTCATCTTACTACAGCTTTAGAGGTCGTTATGCACAAATGGTTCGCAGAAATTTCGGCGGTCGACAGGTTGACTTAGTAGTAGGGTATAGAAGATTAGGAGAACTAACAGAAAAGCTAGATAAGTTTTCTTATCGTGTGTTAAAAGAAGATTGCTTAGACTTACCAGAAAAAATTTATACAAAAAGATTTATTGATTTGAGTCAAGAACAGAAAAAACTATACGATCAAATGAAACAAATTGCTTTAGCAGAGCTAGACGGCAAAGTTATGAGCTCAGTTAATGTTATGACTCAGCTTATGCGCCTACATCAAATCACTTGTGGTCATTTTAAGTCTGATGATGGAGAAGTACAAAAGTTAAAAAACAATAGACTTGATCAATTAGTAGAATTATTAGATGAGACAGAGGGCAAGGTCATAATCTGGGCAAACTATAGAGAAGACATAAAAAATATAGTCGATGCTCTGAAAAAAGCTTACGGAGATGCGTCTACAGTCGAATATCACGGTGGGGTGGACCCTACCCTCCGCCAGGAGAACATTGCTCTATTTCAAGAGAAAAACGGCCCTACACGCTATTTTGTAGGAAATGCTCAGACTGGAGGGTATGGAATTACCCTGACTGCTGCTAATACGGTAGTATACTACTCTAACAACTATGATCTTGAAAAAAGACTACAGTCAGAAGATAGAGCACACCGTATCGGCCAGACTGGCAGTGTTACCTATGTTGACTTTGTGGCTGAAAATACGATAGACGATAAAATAGTTAAGGCACTAAGGAGTAAAATAAATATAGCTAATGAAATTATGGGCGAGGATATTAAAGACTGGATCTAGAGAAGTATATTTTCGTATTTGGTCCGTCCTTCTACTTTGCTCGCTCTTAACACTTGTTTTCTTGGCTCTCCCGTCACCGCTGAACAGTGCACCCATCCAGAGTT